CAAAAGAAAATCTAAAAGGCGGCTCAACTGATCCAATGGATAAAAAATTTGGTACTAAACTCGGTGCATCAAAGGGTCAGCACGGCGGGGTTGCATTTAAAAATACAGAAGATGCTACTAAAGGCGCGCATGGATTAAAAAAAGAATTTCCGGGATATAAGTACAGTGTTTATAAATTAAAAGGTGATTTTGACAAAGACACCTATTACAGTAAAAAAACTGGTATGAATCATGTAAAAAGAAATACTGAAATTAGTCATAAAGCATTACATAATGTAACAGAGAGTAGTGAAGAGCTTAATGAAAGTGCTTTGACCGCTCTTCGTGTTGCAACAAAAGCTCATAAAGGCCAGTTTAGAAAAAGTGGTGGAGAGTATATTGCGCATCCAAAAGAAGTTGCACGATTTGTAAAGCAATTTAAAAAGTCTAATAACTTATCAGCTATGATTCAAGCAGCGTATCTTCATGATACGCTTGAAGATACTGATACGACATATCAAGACTTAGTTAAACAGTTTGGTGCTCTTGTAGCTGATATGGTTCAAGAACTAACTACTGATAAAGCTGCATCTGATGCAATTGGTAAGGGTGAATATATAGCTAATAAAATGGCTAAGATGTCAAGTTGGGCATTAGTTGTTAAGTTAGCTGATAGACTAGCAAATGTTCAGGATATAGACACACGACCAGCAGATTTTCAAAAGAAGTATGCAGCTCAGACTGTATTAGCTATCAATAGATTAAGAAAAGATCGCTATTTAAGCCAAACACATAACAAGATTATTTCGGCGATTGAGAAGAAAATTAAAGAATACATTCCGAAAACTGTTAAAGAAGATACTGCTGAATTACGTAAAAAATATCAAAATCATATCAATGCTGAAGAAAAACTCAGTGATCATGATTATGGAGTTAATAAAGCTAAAGTAACACGGACTGCTAATACATTAAGTAAAGCAATCAATAAACATCTTGGTCCTGATGCAACTATTCAAGATAAAATTAACCTTAGAACCCGATTACAAAACGGAAAATAGGAAAATAATATGCTAAGATTTAAATCATTTATAACAGAAAACAAAAGTAAATCTACTGAAATTGTTCCCGGATTTCATAAAGATGAAGACGGAAATGTTTTTATTTCTCATAGTACGTCATACCATAAACGTGATAGAAAAAAAGATAAGAAAAAAGATACTAATGAATCTACTATAATAAGCAAAGTTAAAAAATCTCTTGGTATTAAAGCCGATCATGAAAAGACTTTAGACGAACATGCTGCTGGTCATAATAAAAAAGATCACAGTGCATATTTGTCTGCTCATTCTGCAGGCGCGCATAAAGATCCTCATGAAAAAAAAGCTTTTCAATATTTTAAAGCAAACTCTTTAGACATGAATGAACATTTGATAGATGCACATAAGCAGAAGTTGTGGCGTGGGCATGGCTATCATACTTGGCATGCCCAAGATCACGCGGATGGGGAAGAGAAACACGTGCATATGAACGATTTTTCTACTTACCCCACTTATCATCAATTGGAACATATTAACAGAAGCGAATCTCATGTACATCGTACAATTATAAAGCATTCTAAACCTTTTGGTAAGAAAATAACTTTATATCACGGGTCGCATCACGACTTTGGCGAGGCGGCAAAAGGCGCTAAAGATGGTATAGTTCATAATCCGTCACATATGTCTACTTCACACAGTCATGAGTCAGCAGAAGAATTTGGCAGCGGGCATATAGTAGTAATTCATGCTGATAAAAAGACCAAAGGTGTTCATATAGATGGAAAAGGTTCTGGTTCAGAAGGCCACTCCGAAAAAGAAACAATAATTCCAGCAGGCACTAAATTTAAACATATTAAATCTCATAAAACATCAGATGGATATGATGTACACCATTTCAAAGTTCATAGTCAACAAAATGCTAATGGGTATCCTTTGGACTATAGCAAGGCCGCGGAATATCAGGATGCTTAGATTTACTAATTTTATAACTGAACAAAAAAATACTCATATGACTCATATCGAAGATCGTGTTATTTACGGCGGCGTGGGTGGTACTCGACAAGCAATCTTTGCTCTTCGAGATCTAAGAGATATGTTAGGTGGTAAAAAAGAAGGCAGAGTAAGTGTTAAATGGGACGGTGCACCTGCTGTTTTTGCTGGTATTGATCCAAATGACGGAAAGTTTTTCGTGGCTAAAAAGGGTATTTTTAATAAAAATCCTATGGTTTATAAAACCGATGCTGATATTGATGATGATACTAAAGGTGATTTAAATGCTAAATTAAAAGAAGCTTTAAAGTATCTGCCAGCGCTTGGAATTAAAGGCGTGATTCAAGGAGATTTTCTATTTTCAAAATCAGAGCTTGCTACTCAAACTATTGATGGTCAGAAATATGTAGTATTTCATCCAAATACCATTGCTTATGCTATTCCTGCAGGTACGCCTGCAGCTGCTTCTGTAAAAAGAGCTAAGATGGGTATCGTATGGCATACCACGTATACCGGTGATTCATTTGAGACGATGAGAGCTTCTTATGGTGTTGATGTTTCAAAACTAAGAAAAAGTGCTGATGTGTGGTCTCAAGATGCAATGCTTAGAGATTTAACAAGGGTCACCATGTCAGCAAATGAGACAGAAGATGTAAATAAAAAACTATCTGAAATAGGGTTTTTATTTAATCAGATTGGTGCATCTACACTTAAAGTTCTTGAAGATAATAGAGATATTGCTCAAACGATTGAAACGTTTAATAATACTTTTGTTCGTAAAGGCGAGCAAATTAAGGATACTGCAAGACATGTGACTGCGCTAATCAAGTGGGTTAATGCTAGGTATCAAAAAGAAATCGATAAGCGAAAAACTGAAAAAGGTAAGAAGGCTCAGATGATAAAGCGTGATAACTTTTTAAAATTTTTCTCACCTACTAACAAAGCTAATCTTAAAAAAATATTTGATTTACAACAACTGATAATTGTTGTAAAGTTAAAACTTATAAATATACTTAATAAGCTCAAAAGTATCGATACTTTCGTAAAAACGCCAGATGGTTTTAAAGTTACCGGCGAAGAAGGTTATGTTGCTATTGACAAATTAGGTGGTGATGCGGTAAAGATTGTTGACAGATTAGAATTTTCATACAACAACTTTTCGCCAGATATTTTAAAAGGATGGGATAAACCAGGAAGATGAAAATGGAAAAAAGATATACAAAACTATTGCGCTCACTTAATGAAAACTTTGTTGCATTTGATTATGATCACGAGGTTTTAACTCACTTTCAGACAAAGGCTGATGGAATGAAATGGAAAAATCATAAAAATGCGCCAGATTCTTACTATCTAGTAAAAACAAAACACCGGCTCCTTAAAGGTGACACGGCATCTGACGGATCTGATAGTTTGTCAAAACATTTAAATACTCAGCCATTTCCACATAGGGATGGACCACATTATTCTGTACATAAAGAATCTGTTGAAAGAGCTAAAAACGTGGCAAGAGGAATGGGTGTTGATCCCGATGATGTAATCAGAGGAATGGGAAAAGGCCCTCATGCTGAAAAAGATAAAGCAAGAGCGGCAAAAGAACCGAAACCAACATTAAAATCTAGAGCTAAAAATGTAGTAAGAGGAATGGGTGTTGATCCCGATAATGTGATGAGAGGAATGGGTTTTAAAGAATCTGTTTTGCCTAGTTCGATTGGCACAAATTGGGCTCCAAAAGAAGATCGTGACCGGTCTGATAGAGTTAGAGATCATGAACTTGCTAGGCTGCATCATGAAAGACAGATGACTAGAGATCCAAAAAATAAAAAATATCATCTACAACAAGCATCTTTGCATTCTGCTGCCGAAGATGCTGGCGCTGAAGTCAGTCGTATTGCTCCTGGAAAGCTGCGGGATGCAGCAAATAAAGATTTTGAAGAAAAAAGTAAAAAAGCACACGCTGGGTCAGTTCAGCACTTGGGTGCGTCTGTTGAAGTTAATGAAAAAGCACCAAAGATAGACCCAAAGAAATATGAAAAGCATATGAATAGAAATAAGAAACCAGAGAAAATGAGTTCTACTAAAAAGGCATTGTCTGATATTAGTAAGAGGGCAGATAAAATGTCAAGAGAATCTGTTGAAGTTAGTGAAGCACACACTATGGTTTGTAAAGATTGTGGTGATGAGTTAAATAAACCAACAACTGATTGTGCAAATGATTGCAGTGATCCAAATGGTAGTCATTGGGTTAAAGAATATGTGAACGAAACTTCAGATGCAGCAGCTGCATCATGGGCTGATAGTAGAAAAAAATTAAATAAAGGTTTAAAACAGGCCGTAAAAACTAGAGATCTTGCTTTGCAAATAGACACTAAAATTGCTCAAAGCCGAAAAGTAAGAAATGAAGAAATGTCTCCCGAGGCAAAGGCAAGAGTCGCTTCATTACGTAATACTCCAAGTCAAATAGCGGCACGTAAAGCTGCGGCTAAAAATAAGATGGTGAGACCTGGAACTGAGGCTGATTTACCTAAAGATCATGATTGGAATGACAGAGATGCATATCCTAAAGAATCAACTGAAGTTGACGAATTAGCTCAAATGGTTCCTAATAAATCTCAACTTAATAAAGACCAAGCTACAAAAATGAATAAACTTGACGACGAACTTAAAGCAATGAGAGCTCGTATGGCTGAGGAAACACAAAATGAAGATTATGAATTAACTGAAGAAGATTTGCCAGAAGCATGGACTCCTAGTATGAGAAGAGCTGCAGCAAGACGTATGAAAATTCTTGCGCCTCGCATTAAGCTTGGTATTAAAAGATCTAAAAATAGAACTGCTACAAAAGAAAAATTAATGAGTAGAGCAGTTAGAAAAGTTAAATCTGATTTAATTAAAAAATTCACACAAGGTACTAGTAAAACTGATTTGTCTCCAGCCCGTAGAGCTGATATGGAAAAAAGAATTGCTAAGCTTGGGCCACGTATTAAACAACTAGCACAAAAACAATTACCGGCTACTCGTAGAATGGAAGCTGATCGTAAAAGAAATAAGAATAAGTGAGCTATTGATAATGATTAATTCTTTTAAGCAGTATATTGTTGAAGAGGCAAAAACCCTTTATTTTACATTTGGTAGAATGAATCCTCCGACTATTGGTCATGAAAAACTGCTAGAGGTGCTTTCTTCTAAGTCAGGTAATAATCCATATAGAATCTATCTTTCTCAAACAAATGATAAAAAGAAAAATCCATTACTATATAATGATAAAGTTAAATATGCTAGAAAAATGATGCCTAAGCATGCTCGTTATATTATGTTAAACAAAGATGTTAAAACAATATTTGATGCAGCTAATGCTATTTACAATGAAGGATTTGTAAATGTAGTAATGGTAGTTGGATCAGATAGAATCACTGAATTTAAATCTTTATTGACAAAGTATAATGGTAAAACAGGACAACGGTATGGTTTCTATAATTTTAGAAGTCTTGAAGTAATATCAGCTGGCGAAAGAGACCCTGACTCAGAAGGCGTGGATGGTATGTCTGCGTCTAAAATGAGAACTGCTGCCAGTGATAATGATTTTAATCAGTTTACAAAAGGCCTTCCAAAGAATTTTAGTAATAAAGATTCGAAGGACTTATTTAATGGCGTAAGATCTGGTCTGGGTCTAAAAGAAGAAACCGAATTCTATAAGCATGTGCAATTAGAATCTGTAGGAGATCTTCGAGAAAGATATATTCAATGCGAGATTTATAATATTGGTGAGCGTTTACGTATCAAAGATACTGATGAATTAGCAGAAGTCACATTTCGCGGTCCTAATTATTTGATTCTTGAGAAGGAAGATGGATCTATTGTAAGAAAATGGATTGAAGCAGTTGAATCACTTGATGAAGCAGTCAAAAAAGTTGCAGGGCCAAAGTGGAAAAAATCTGGTCCTAATGGAGAAAAAGAAATTACATTCTCTACTGGCCGGCGGTTTCAAATAGAAAAACAACTTGATCAAAATGAGCGCCATAAAGGCGAATGGAAAGTTATGGAATGGAATAAGCGTTCACGTGATTGGGATTGGCATGAAACATATAGTCCACAGTGGCATGCGAAAGAAAAAGTAATTGAACTGGGCAAATACGATTCTAAAGGAAAAAAAGTTACTGAATCTATTGAGTCAGTTAACGAAGATCCTACTCAGTTAGCACATGATGTTGTTACTTCAGCACAAATGATGAAAGGTGCTGGTATTGCAACTGGAATGGCTGGATTAACAGTTGCTTCAAATGCAGCTTCTCGAGCAATACAGAAAAAAATTGGGCAGACTGTAGATAAAATTAAAGCAAAACGTAAAAGAAATAGACCGGTATTTGCTGAACCGATTCCTCGTGATAGAGGAGTTATGAAGACAATAGGTGAAGATGCTGAGTTAGATGCTTATAATAAGACTGGATGGGGAACTAAAGAAACCACTAAAAGATGGGTAGAGTCTACTCCAGGTCAAGTTATGCCAGACGTTAAACCAACTCCAAAGTCTAAAACTAGAACAAGAAAACATCCAGGCAATGAGGTATCAGACGCCGGTGGTATGGGTGAGGGTGCAGTAAAACGTGGTTTGTTACCAAGTCAAGATAATTTTGGACCAGGAATGAGTAAGGCAGATCATAGTAATGCTAAAGTATCTGATACAACATATAAGCCAAAACCAGATGATTTAATCACTAAAATAAAAGGTGCTAGAAAGTCAGCTAAAGTATTGTTAAAGGGTTCAAAAAATGACTAAGGCTCTATCAGAAATATTTGGTTTTGGACAACCTGCTACACCTATGACTCCGGCTGAAAAGGCTGCAGAAAGAGAACAAAAAAAGAAAGAACGTGAAGAACTGAAAAAACAACAGGCCGCTACTCGGGAAAAAAGAAAAGAAGAACTCGATAATAAACGCGCAGCTGAGAAAAAAGCTAAAGAAGAACGTCATGATGCCAGAGTCGAAAAACGGGGAAATAGACAGGTCGAGTTAGCTAGACAAAATGCAAGTGGTGCTAAAATCCGAGCAAGAGCAGCTAGTAAAAGACAATTAGTAACTGGAAAAGGTACTACTACATCCTCAACAAAATTAAATAGAGCAAGAATAAAACTTGCTACTGCTAAAAATGCAAGTTCGTATAAAGCAGCTGCTACTTCAGCAAAGTTTCATGCTATGAGAAAAAAGATTAATTTACAAAAATCTATGATGAATCAATCAACGGAGTATGATATGTCAGTAGTAGAAATAATTAGCGAATCATGTATGTTTGGTCTAAATGAGGATTATTACAGAATAGATCACGGAAAAGTACCTACAACCTTTTCGAGTAATCAATTCCATGGTCATGATGATGATGATAATGAAATAACAGGTGTATATGCATCACATAAAAAACATGCAATGGGTCATGTATATGCCGTTCCTAGAGAAGTGCCTTGGGTATTTCATCATAACAATGATGGTCAAAAAAATTTATATATTCATAAAGATCATAAGGACAAAGTTGAAAATCATAGTGCAACCTTATCTAAATTTCATAAAAGCAATGGGTTCAGAGGAATTGATGGCAGTGATGAGGAAAACGTCAGCAAAAAGAATGAAAGACCTCATTCACAAACAAAGATAGATTCTGCTGATCATATTAGAAAACAAGGGATCAAAATTCATTATGTCGATAGTAACAAATTAAAACAAAAAGCTAACCAAACTCATACGGATAAAGGTAAAACTTTTAAAGCAGCAGGCAATGAAAATATAAATGAAGATATGTATTTTAAAGTAAAGATTGAAGGGTTACCTACAATGTATGTTAACTCTGCTAATCGAGAAGAATTAAGAAAAGATCTAGTTGGGCTTCTTCGTAATCCATCAAAAGCAGTTGGCGATATTAAAAGAGTTACACCTCAAGAAGTTAAGAAAAGATTACGGCTTCGATCACAAGGCAAAGAGGAAGAAGAAATGAATGAAACTTATATAAAGTTTGACCACCCTAAACTGAAATTTGTTAGCAAAGGTTTTATAGGTCGTAAAGAAGCTGAGCGTCATAATGATCATCTAGTAGGAAAGGAAGAAGCTTCGCATAAATCATTTGTTCAGAAACATAAAGATGGTAAATTTTATGTTGTTGACATAAAAGAATCATCTGTAACAAGATCTAGAATTTCTGGTGAAATGAATAAAGCAAGTGGTCGTACACAAACTGATAGAGAAAAAGATGCAACTAAAGCTTCAAAGGCTAGACAAGATTCTGACAACGATTTAGCAACATTTCGTAAAAAGAACGCTAAAGTATTACAATCATCAATAGATGAGGTAACTGCAGGTGATGTAACAGCCGCATATCAAAGAGCTATGATGCACCCTCAAGGATCGCCTGAACGAAAAGAAGCAATGGATTATTATAATAGTGTAAAAAATAGACATAAACATAATCCTATTGATGTAGGTGAAGCAACAGCAGATGTTATTAACAAATTAAAAAATTATTATATGAAAGAATCTTCAGCTGGATTGTGGGCAAATATCCATGCAAAAAGAGCTCGTGGTGAAAAAATGAGAGAAAAGGGTGCAAAAGGTGCACCTACACCTGAAGCTATTCGTAGTGCTCAAAAAAAAAATAAAACATAAGGAAAATTAAAATGTTTACAAGTAATGAGAACGAAAAAAACATTAAAGCATATACGACTCTTTTGCAGGACATAAGAGAAGGTAAAGAAAGCATCGATGAAGCTACTTCAATGCCTCCTTCTATCCACCTCCAGAAGGCAAAGAATTCTGTGCACGCTCAGGCGCTGGCACATCACCAGGCGATCAGCAATATAACTGGCCGTTACGATGGTCATGAAGATGAAACCCGCGACGGAAGTCATCTTCATAAAACTACTAGTGAATTAGAACAATTAGTAGACAATCATAAGAAACTGTCTGACATACATCGAGCTCATGCAACTTTTCACTCAATTGCTGGAAATCACGAAGCGGCTGAGAATCATGACATCGTAGCGAGCCAACACCGTAACGCTGCATACGTTTCAAATCACACAAAAATGCAACATACGCATCTCGAAAATCGTGAAAGTCATGAAGAGTTTAGCCAGTTTTCTGATCATATCAATGCTGACAGCGAAGATGCTTTAAAAGAGCATCCACTTACGAATAAAATGTTATCTAAAGTTTCATTAGCTATGAAATAAAACATTAAAGTAAATAGGCAAATGAAATGAAAACATTTAGAAAATTCATAACTGAAGAAAAACATGGCAAACTTAATGTTAAGCCTGAGCAAA